GGACCACGAAGCGCATATTGCAGTACACCAAGCGGCATTAAGTGACCCACTATTAAGACAGCAGATGCAGCAAAACCCGATGGCAGGTCAAATGATGGCCGCGGCACAGGCGCATATTAATGAGCACTTAGCATTCTTATATAGACGCAAGATTGAAGAGCAATTAGGTGTGCCATTACCAGCACCGAATACAACATTACCTGAAGATTTTGAGGTTCAGTTGTCACGGTTGGTAGCGCAAGCTGCACAGCAGTTACTTGCACAAAATACGCAGCAGGCGCAGATGCAGCAAAACGCACAGGCGCAGCAAGATCCGGTTGTGCAGATGCAGCAAGCTGAATTGCAGATTAAGGCGCAGCGTGAGCAGCGTGAAGCCGCCAAGGATCAGGCTGATATTCAGTTAAGGCAGCAAGCGCAAGCAGAGAAGGTTATGTTGGAGAAGGAAAGAATCGCTTCACAGGAGCGCATGAATAATGAAAACAACCAAGTCAAGATGATTGACAAGGCTGCTGATATTCAAAGAGGTGCGTGATGGAGTTTTCAGACGCGGTAAGTCTAGAGATAAACAAGCAGATCCGTTATGCGGAGGAGCAGCTTGCACAGGGAAGTATGAAGTCCTTTGAGGACTACAAATTCGTCTGCGGTCAGATTCAAGGTCTTTTGATTGCAAGACGCATAAACGAAGACCTTGCAAACAGATTGAAGGATTACGATGACTGATATGTCAGAGGCAGTAACTGCTGAAGAGCAGGCAACGCAACTTCCGACGCCCACGGGTTATAGGATGTTATGCGCTTTACCGGAGGTGGAAGATAAATTTGCTAATGGGATTTTAAAGCCGGATGCGTTAGCAAAAATTGAAGAGTTCAGTACGGTTGTTTTGTTTGTAGTTAAACAAGGTCCGGACTGCTACAAGGATTCCGCTAAGTTTCCCACGGGTCCATGGTGCAAGGAAGGTGATTTTGTTTTAGTACGTGCGTATTCAGGCACGCGATTCAAGATACATAACCGAGAGTTTCGTTTGATTAACGACGACACAGTAGAAGGTGTTGTGGAAGACCCACGTGGTTATAGCCGCGCATAAAGGAGTTGTAGGTGGATATTGAATCTAAGGTAGAGGTAGAGATAGAGGGTGATCAGGTTGAGATTGAGATTGAAAATGATGCGCCGCCACAGGATAGAAATGCGACGCCATTAAAGTCTGATCCAACAGATATACCTGAAGATGAACTCCGGCAGTATTCGGATAACGTCAAGAAACGCATTCAGCAGTTAACACATGCAAGACATGACGAGCGCCGAACCAAGGAAGAGGCGATTCGTGAGCGGGAGGCGGCTGTTGCCTACGCGAAACAGATTGCTAATGAGAATGCACAGCTAAAAGCAAAGTTAAATACTGGCGAATCTACATTAATAAAATCAATGCAGATTGCCACAGAGAAAGAGCTTGATGATGCTAAGCGTAAATACAAGGATGCTTTATATACAGGGGATGCGGAAAAGATAGCAACGGCCCAGGAAGAGTTTAGTAAGGCTGTTATTAAGGCGGAAAAGGTAAAAGGTTTTAAGCCGGCCGCGCAAGAGAATTTGCAACCTGTTGAAAATAAGCAATATAATCAACCTACTCAATTTATTGACCCGAAGGCGGATCGATGGAAACGGCAAAACTCATGGTTTGGCCAGCCCGGAGATCCAGGGGTTGATGACGAAATGACTTACTTTGCAATGGGTTTGCATAAAAAACTAACCCGTGAACATGGTGAGCAGTTTGCTGTAACAGATGAGTATTACGAGCGGATAGACGCTCGCATGAAAGAGAAGTTTCCAGAGTACTTTGGCAGACAGGCCGAGCCAGAGACACAAAGAAGGCCTGCTACGGTGGTTGCCCCGGCATCGCGCAGCTCTCCACCTAAAAAAATAAAGCTGACAGCGTCTGAGGCTAGTATGGCAAAGCGCATTGGTGTGCCGCTGGAAGAATATGCCAAGCAAATGGCGAAACTACGTATGGAAGGAAAGTTATGAGCCGCGAATCCCGTGAAGTACAGAACCGTGAAAACACGGAACGTCCCAAGCAGTGGAAGCCGCCCAGCTCATTGCCTGATCCTCTCCCACGCGACGGATGGAAACATCGTTGGGTACGCACAGCCGTTCTCGGCCAGGCAGATCCACGTAATGTAGCAACCCGGCATCAAGATGGTTTTGAACCATGCAAATGGGAAGACTATCCAGAAGTCGCACGAGCAATGCTCGCATCCGGAACTCAAACCGGCAATATTGAGATTGGTGGATTAATGCTGTGCCGCGCCCCTGTAGAGATGGTTGACCAACGCAACGGGCATTACCTGAAGCAGGCCAATGATTGGATGCAGAGTGTGGACAGTAATTTCATGCGCGAAAACGACCCACGTATGCCGCTGTTTAATGACAGACGTACTGAGGTCCGATTCGGTAAGAGATAAACCTCATTTGGAGTAACTTAAATGGCTTACCCGACTATTTCAGGCCCTTATGGTCTGCGTCCGGTCAATTTGATCGGCGGTCAGGTGTTTGCCGGAGCCACTCGCCAGCGTCGGATTGTAAACTCCAGCGCTAGTAGCATTGGTTTTGGTGACCCTGTGAAGTTTGACAGCAACGGATGCGTTGTTGTTTGTACCGAAACAACTGCTGCACCGACCACGGGCTTTGCCGGTGTGTTCATGGGCTGTACGTTTGTTTCATCTGTGACTGGTCAGCCGACCTTCTCGCAGGCATGGATTTCTGGAACTGCAATTGCAAGCAACACTAATATCGTTGCTTACATTTGTGAAGATCCAGATCAGTTGTTCCAGGTTTGCGGTGTTAGCGGCACGACGGTTGTTTCGACCACATCAGGTTTTACCTACACTGACGTAGGCTTAAACGTGTCCATGGTTGCAAACACCCTGAATACCACAACCAAAGACAGCCGTTATGCAGTAGATATTGCTAGCGGTGCAACGACTCAGACTTTACCGTTGCGAGTCATCGATGTGGTGCCTGATACGGCATTCACGTATAGCGGTACTCTGTACTACCCTGAAATCATCGTTAAGTTCAATGCAGCTTATGTAGTGCAAGCAACTGGCGTGGTGACTGGTGGTCATGCGTACAACAACCCAGTCGGACTGTAAGGGGAAACTTAAATGGCTATTTCACGCGCACAACTACTGAAAGAGCTGCTCCCCGGCCTGAACGCACTGTTCGGTCTTGAGTACGCTCGCTATGGTGAAGAACACAAAGAGATCTACGAAACCGAGACCTCTGAGCGTTCATTTGAAGAGGAAACCAAGCTGTCTGGATTCTCGGCCGCACCGGTCAAGAACGAAGGCTCTGCGATTGCTTATGACAACGCACAGGAAGCTTGGACGGCTCGCTACACCCACGAGACAATCGCCATGGGCTTTTCGATTACCGAAGAGGCAATCGAAGACAACCTGTACGATTCGCTCAGCTCTCGCTATACCAAGGCACTTGCACGCGCCATGGCATATACGAAGCAGGTGAAAGCAGCAGCCGTGTTGAACAACGGATGGGCAACTACCGTTACATACGGTGATGGCCAGTCCCTGTTCTCCACAGCACATCCTCTTGTATCAGGTGGCACCAACAGCAACACGCCTGCTACCCAAGCAGACTTGAATGAAACTTCGTTGGAAAACGCAGTCATTCAAATTGCAGGGTGGACGGACGAACGTGGTCTGTTGATCGCAGCTCGCCCACGTAAGCTTATCGTTCCTCCGAACCTCCAGTTCGTGGCTACCCGTCTGTTAGAAACCGAACTCCGTGTCGGCACTAACAACAACGACATCAACGCCATCAAGAACAACGGTTCAATCCCCGAGGGATACACCATCAACCACTTCTTGACTGACACAAACGGCTGGTTCCTCACCACCGATGTGCCCAATGGATTGAAGCACTTCGTGCGGACACCCATGCAGACTGGAATGGATGGCGATTTCGATACGGGGAACGTGCGTTATAAAGCTCGTGAGCGTTACTCGTTCGGAGTCTCGGATCCGTTAGGCATCTTCGGCTCCCAAGGCGCCTAATACCAATAAAATCAAGCACTTAGCTTGGTTTGGAAGCCACCTTCGGGTGGCTTTTTCTTTGCTTGTTGACATTGTTAGTTCCTTTCGGTACATTACGGTTATGGCTTTGTAACGGAGGAAACATGGAGCAAGTCATTTATAAAATCATCAACGTGGTTAACAACAAGTTTTATGTAGGTAGCACGACAAACAAGAAGGTGCGCTTCAGGCAACACCGTAAGTTGCTTCGAGGTAACAGGCACCATTGCAAGCACCTGCAAGCATCGTGGAACAAATACGGCGAAGATAAATTTGAGTTTGTAGTTGTTGAAGAGGTTGCTCAAGACATAGAGCTTTGGAGAGTCGAAGATAGTTGGTTGCAACAACATGTAGGTAAAGAGCATTGCTATAACAGTGGATACGCGGCAGTTGCGCCTTGGCGCGGGGTAATTGGACCAGAGCATCCTAAATTTGGCGTTCCTGTCACGCCTATGCAAAAGGAACAAATATCTAAAACCCTACGAGAGTTTTACGCTGCTGATTACTTTAACCACCCGCGTGTCGGGAAAAAACACACCGAAGACACCAAGTTAAAGATTAAACAAAACAGGGTTCCCACCGCCGGGGAAAACCACTACCGATACGGTAAAACGCTATCAGACGAGACAAAAGCAAAGATTGGTGCGGCGCAGCGGGGCAAGCCAAAAGCAGAAGGTCGCAAGGTTTCAGAAAAGGGGCTCTTAAAGATTCGTGAAAATATTGAATTAGGGCGTAGCCATAAGCACTGGCTAGGACGTAAACATACCGAAGAGGCAAAAGAAAAGATGAGCAAAACTGTATTTGTTATGCCTGATGGCATTTTATTCCCAAGCCTCACTGCGGTGCTGAGCCACTACGGAATGAAAATGCCGACCCTTCGTAGGGCTTTGGTATCCGGCAAACATTTAACAAAAGGGCGTTTAGCTGGGTATAGTTTTAGATATGGCGGCATTGATTCAAAGCCCACTGAAAACGATCTTGCATTAATCCGCGCAAAGCTAATTGACTCCCACCCCAATAACTGATACAAACCAGTTACTAGGATTTTACTCATACCGACTGGCCTAGCAGACTTAGTAGAGACGGTATGGGGATGCGCTACTACGCGGAGTTAACATGGCTATTTCTACCTTTGACGGCCCAGTCCGTTCGCTTGGCGGTATCTTTCAACAGGGCCCTTCCACGATCGTTGAGATCACTTCTAGCACCACACTCAATCCAGTATCACATGGCGGCAGAATTATTTCTGTTGGTGGAACGCTAGCTGCTGACCTTACCCTTACGCTTGCCACGATCAATACCTCGGCTAATGCGACATCGTCCGGCCCTGGCAATGACCCAAATACGGCTAATAACGAAGGTGTTGTGTACACCATTTGGGTACCAACCACGATTGCAACTTCGTCACTTAAGATTGCTACAGATGGTACTGACAAGTATGTAGGTACGATTCTGTCGGTGGATACTGATTCATCTGGCGCGATGGCAGGATTTACTGCTGGGGCAACTAACGACTTTATCAACCTCAACGGTAGTACGACTGGCGGTGTAGCTGGTTCGTGGATTCAGATCGTTGCAGTTGCGGCACTAAAGTATATGGTGACCGGCGTCATTAATTGCACAGGCTCCCCAGCAACACCCTTTGCTGATTCCTAATAGGAGTGCATCATGGGGATGCAAACCGATGTAAAGCAGGCCCATTTAAACGGTAGCGGTTTTTTTGTCAAAGGCCGCAATCGTGTAAAAGGCATTTCTATGGTTGGCTCTGGTGCGGCAGACGGCATATTAGTTTTGTTTGATGCTGCTGCTGCACCTGTTACTGCAAGTGTTACTTATGGCCGATCAGGTACAACCGTGACGGTGGCTAAGACATCACACGGTCTTGTAAGTGGTGATGTTATAGGTATCCACTTTGCAAATGGAACAGGTGGTTCTGCGACGGATGGAACCTATACCGTAACTCGGATAGATGCCGATAGTTTCTCGGTGACGGACATCAATAGCGGGACGATTACCGGAACCCCGGCTGCGGTGTATGCAGTTGGTCGTTGGCTTATGACCTATGAAATAGATTCCACAGATGTGTTTCAGAATGCGCCATTTATTCCGGGTGAAGGTGTATTAGCCGACACAGCGATTTATGGCTATATGTCTAACATCGCTGCGGCACAGATCTATTATGGCTAAGTCAAAGGGTATGGGAATTGCTACTTCAGTGAAGTCAGGCAATTTCCGCCCTACCAAACAAGGCGCTGGCATGACTGAGAAGGGTGTTGCGGCTTACCGCAAGGCCAATCCGGGCAGCAAACTTAAGACCGCCGTGACCAGTGATAACCCTGGCCCGAAAGATGCCGCCCGCAGGAAGTCTTTTTGTGCGCGATCAGCCGGCCAGATGAAACAATTCCCTGAAGCAGCTAAAGATCCAAACAGCCGTATACGGCAGGCTAGACGCAGATGGAAGTGTTAAATGGAAACCG